CTACAGCATTAGTTTCACCTTCAGAATTTGTATAAAAATCTCTCACCATACCGGAGCCTTGAGTGACAATGAAATTACCGGTTAAAGCAGTGTTGGAAGAAACACGAACAGCAATTTTAATATTTCCGGAAATAAAACGATGTGAAAGAAAATTAATAATTGGGGGCAACTGGGCCATTTCTTGGACGATTATTAAACCTAAACGCAAACCATCTTCAGTGGGTTGAACAGGAAACAAATTGATAAAAATTGGAGTGGGAGAACCTGACTTTGGAGATCGAATATTATACGGAGGGATAAAACCATCCACATTAACACCAAACAGAGCGGAAGTTGAGATTTTTGTAAAAGGAGTTGGAATTTTGACAGTGATACCAGTACTAATAAAATTTCTCAGATCAGCATCTGAAATTGTTTCTATTTCTGGACAAGGAGTTAAAGGAGAAGTTTTCAATAAAGCCGTAGTTGGGTTTAGGGCAGTTCCAAATCTGGTTTCATTCATTTAAAATTCATAAAATACGGAGTGAGGAAATCATTACGATTAGCTACACCAGGACGAATAACGGTGTGAGATCTTTTACCAGCCATTCCCAGCATCATAGTTGAACGAGGATACAGAATGACATGAACCGAGAATTCTTCCATTTGCATAGCATTATGTTGATATTTTGAAGCTACGTAAACTTTAGTTTTAGTAGTTGGCAAAAAAGCAGAAGGCAAATTTATATCAGAAGTTGTAGAACCTTCCCTATACTTTGTTAATGTCATGTCAGTAGCCACATTATTGGAAACCCAATAAGTGGGGATAGGAACAACCAATTGTTCATCAGGATCATCCAAATGAAATCTCGCATTGTAATTAGCTAACAATCTACTACCATATCTATCAGCAATGGAGACTTCATTAAATTTATGAACTATATCAACACGAGCACGAGAATCAGCAATTTTGACAGGAATCATTTGAAGAGTGTATTCCATTTTAACTTGTTTTGAAAGTGAAGGTAAAACTAGATCCCAAGGAGTAAAAGGAGAAACTTGATGAGTATTAGTTCCAACAGAACGTTTATATGGTTGAGTTAAAGGAAATTGATAATCAAATTCATAAAGTAATTTGCCAATAGCATCGGCATCAGAGAATTCAAATTTGCCAAGATAAATACCGTGGACAGTTTCATAGACAGAAGTCGGAAGGACAGGAACATTAACAGGTTGAGGGGTTTCAGAAACGGAGGAAGTGATGCCTAAAGGTACAGACGTATTTGTTAACCCAGAAGGAGGGAGAGGATTTGTTTTTGAAACAGCTTCCATTAAGAAGTTAATTGGTCGGCAGAAATACTTTCGCCAGTATCAGTTGGAACTTGAACAGGAGAAGAAAAATCTATTGAAGAAACAACAGCACCAGCAGCTAAACCAGCCACTAAGCCTTCGGGGCCGAACATGGCACCCGCACCAACTAAGGTTGAAGCTATATTGTTTTGAAGACCGTGCTGATTTAAATTTTGAGCGGCTTGAAGAGGAGCCAAATAAGAATGTCCAGCGACAGAGTTTCCTTGCAAATCAGATTGATATTGAGACTGGGCTCCAGATTCTAAAATAGAATGAGAAATAAATGCTGCGGGAGCGGCCATGCCTTCTCCCATTGAAAAACCTTCAGCAGTTGCAGATTCAGCGCTTTCAAAATCAGCTTCAGTTGGTAACATAGGACCTTGAATACCAGGGAGTTCCGTTGGACGTAATTGAGAATCAGGAATTTCATTAGAATAATTGTACATATCAGTACGATCA